AACCCAAGTGTAAAATTTCACAAAACTTTCACAAATTCCCCTTGACATTTCACTACAATGAAGTAGATAAAAATGCTGAACTATATTCGCGGTTAGTCTGAACTTACTTTAGTGTCATGATGGTGAAAAGTTCATACTTTGTTAACAATTGCCGTCGTGCTTTGTGGTATAATAATTGTAGGAAATAAACCTAGAAAGGAGCACAATCATGACATTGCAAACCTATTGGCGAATGACGGCAGGTTGTACCCGCACTACGCGTTGCCGTTGCCTACACGGCGGTATTGTGATATACGCAAACCTGTATTGCCTGCTTGACAGTAAAGAAAAGGATATGGATATCCGCATGGCATTCTACAATATGTTGAATGATACGTTGACTGTCTATGCAACAGATACAGGCATGGTGAATTATGAAAGGAGCCTCGAGAATGAAAGACCAAAACGTTAAGCTTGTGCATTTGTATGTCAAGGACAAGAAAGGCAAGACGTTTGCTGCGTCGATGATGTACCGCTATCCGTCCGACGTCCGTGACCTGTACAACGCTTTGCGTATCTTTGCAGAGTGCACGTTAGAAGAGGTCGAAAGCGGTTTTCGGCTTACGATGGAAAGGAGAAAATAATGCAAGCTGCTATATTGGTTATTTTGTGGCTGTGGGCTGCATTTCTTGTCGGTTTGTTTTTGGTTTTTCCGGTGGTTGTTTTCCGCTGGATGATAGGGGGGCGTAAGCATGGCAGGAAAAAATAAAGCAAAGATGTCAGCCAAACAGGCGGAAAACGTCGCCAAGCTGCCAAAATATCAGCCTTTGAGTTGGGAGCACTACGCGGGCGATGTGGACGACTTGAGCAAAGCAAGCCGTGATGAATTGCAGCGCATTGTCCGAAAAGCCGCCAAGGCAGCAAACCAGCGCTTGCGCAGTCTTGAGCAAAAGGGCTTGTCAATGGAAAGTCACGCTTATAAGTACGCGCAAAGTACCACCGGCAAGGAGCGCCCCCGTTTTAACGAGCGCCCCAAGGCCGATTTAATGACGCTGCGTCACCAAGCCGCGCAGCTGCGGGAATATATGACGCTCAAGACGTCTACCCCTACAGGCGTTCGGGCTGCGCGTGCCAAGGGTTACGAAACCGCCAAGTCAGCAGGCTTTTCCGGCAGCGTTGACCAATGGGCGGTGTGGGTCGAAAAGTTCTTTGCTAAGGTGCGCGAAGGGCTGCTCTCGTCGGACGTTGCATATCAGGCGATTACTCAGAATAACACAGACTTGTTGCAAGAAATGATTGAAGAGTGGAACCGGCAAGAACATTATCCGTCAAGAGGCAAACAGCTTGTTGATTATCTTATGCGTAGGAGAGAATAACAATGTATCAATGCAACGGTGATATGATATGTGATACTGTGCAGGAAATGCTTGGTATTATTGGCAAGCCAAAAACTGCGAGTAAGGGTTCGCACAGCCGCAGCAAGTATCAGCAGAAATACATAGATATCACTTGTACATTTGACATTGAAACGACGAATACGGACGCTGACGGGTTTGCGTACTCTTGGCAAACTTGTGTGGGCGGCGCTGTTATTGTCCCACGGTATTTTGAGGACTGGTGCAGCGTGCTGGAAACGCTGGTTGATAGATGGCACGTTTCGAGCAAGCGCCGCCTTGTTGTGTATGTTCATAACTTGGGATACGAGCACCAGTATATTGCGCAGATGCTTGCAAGCCGTTGGGGGCTTGCTGATAGCCTATATACAAAGAGCCGTAAGCCCCTTTATCTGAGGTATGACAACGGTATTGAGTTTCGGGACAGTTTAAAGCTATTTCAAAAATCCCTTGTTCGGGCTACAGAAGGTTGTAAGCACGCAAAGCTTGTTGGCGACTTAGATTATACAGTGTATCGTACACCAGATACAGTATTGACAGAGCAAGAGCTTGCATACTGTGTTAATGATGTGCTAGGCTTGTGGGAAGCAATTGAACGGCTTAAGACTGAGCGCGGCTATAATCAGGCTACTATTCTATACACTAATACCGCTATTGTGATAGAAGCAGTGCGAAAAGAGATACACGGCGACACAAAGTGTGCTGCCGCTATATCTGCCCTTAAACTCGACAAACACCAGACCGCGCTTGCATATAACTGTATGGCAGGCGGAGACACACACGGTACAAGGTGGCGAGCGGGAAAAACGTATCATGATTGCAACAGTTACGATTTTAAAAGCGCGCATCCATCTCAGCAGTTGTTGTGGAAATTTCCGGTAGGCAAGCCGGAAACGATATCGGAAGAACTGGACGAAAAGGCGCTGAAAGTCCTTATTAGTAATGGGTATGGCTGGATAGCAAAACTAGTTATTATCAATCCGTGTGTAAAGCCCGACTGTCCAGACCCATGTATAAGTCTCAGCAAATGCCCTGATGTTGTAGGTTTGGGCGAGCTTGACAATGGTCGAGTATTAGACGCAAAAGCGCTGTATGTATACGCAGACAGTAACGACTATCAGCGCATCACTGACGGCTATACCTACGATAGTATAGCGGCAGTCGATACCGTGTTGTTTCAGCTTGATTATCTCCCTGAATCTTTCCGCAAAGCCATTTACGATAAGTTTCGTGTCAAGGAAAGCGAGAAGGGAAGTCCAGATTATGCGTTTGCGAAAGTTTGTGTCAACACGATTTTCGGAGCGTGCGCGCAGAAAACTATCCGGGACGAATATTTGTGCAATATCCTTGATGACGGCATGGAAAACGTACACCATGGATGGCAGGAAAATCTTGAATCTAAGACCGAGGACGATGTAAAAAAGGCGCAGGAGCGGAAGTTTCCGTTTTTGTGGGGTCTGTGGACGGCGTCTTTGTCACGGCTGAAACTGTGGAACCTGTTAAAAATCGTCGGATGGGAAAAAGTCATATATTGGGACACGGATAGTTGCAAGTACGTTGGCGAGAAAATTTCCGCCGTTGACGCATATAACGATACTGTCCGCGCGCAGTGCGTTGCGCAGAACTGCGTCGTTACGCGCAAGGACGGCAGCACTGTGTGCATAGGGGTTGCAGAGGACGAGCACCCCGCCGACCGGTACGGCATGACGGAGTTCCGGTTCTTGCACGCCAAGTGCTATGCGTGCAGGGACGCCGATGGAATAATTGAAAGCACCATTGCAGGCGTTGGCAAAAAGCAGGGCGTGCAGGCTCTCGGCGGCAGCATTGATAATTTGCGCGACGGCCTATATATCGCAGACGCGGGCGGGCAGTGTCTTGCCTATCACGATGCCCCAATCCATGCCCGCGCCGATTTTGCCCGCCCTACCGTGTCCGCGTCGTGGGTCGTCATGACGCCCCGGGAGTACCGTGTAAGCGACCCGCGCAGCCTGCTTTATGATGCTGAAATAATGGGATAGTTTATAAACTGTTAACAATTTGTTCATAGTTTGTTAACACATCGGTGCCCCCGTTGTGGTATTATATAATTACAGAGAGGAACACAAAACAAATACAGACAGAAAGGACAATACCATGAAGTACCACGGAATGACCAATGCAGAATTGTATAACATCTACAACGCAAGCCGAGTATACGAGCCTGAAATGTGCAAGGAAATTTGTTCTCGGGTTGGAATGTACGAAGATTATTATTATGCAAACAGCGAAAACGTTGACCGCGTTATGGACGAAGCGGTGGAACAGCTGAAAGCAAGCGTTTAAACAAGCCGATACCCCGCGCAAGCGGGGTTCATTATAACAGATAAGAAAGGACAAAACATTATGAAACTGACTGGTTACAAGATGGACTGCTATGTTAAGGCGGGCAAGAGCGTGTACAACGTCCTCATCGTGGACGCCGCCACCAAGATGGAAGCACTCGCCAAGCTTGCGTCCTGTCCCAAGTATGAGGGCGGCAAAATCGTTGCGTTTGAACGCGAGAAGTTTGCTCTGGACGTTGGCATCAATGCGACGCTGGACGTCGAAAGCGTGGCGCGTGCCACCGGCAGCACCCCCGAGCAGTACGACGAGGTGCTTTAATATGGCAGCAACGATTGCAGTCGTTTCCATGTATGAGACCATCGGCGGCAGCGTCGCCGGGTTGGTGTATGTGTATCAGAGCACCGACGACACCAAGACCCTTGTGAACGCCGTGAAGGGGCTTGATGCACAGCAGCCTATTCCGCACAACGCATTCACGCAGGCCGCGCGTGAGGGCTTTCCGTTCGCCCCCGCGTTCGACCCGCAGGAATGGGGCGGGCGGAACCTTGCGCAGGTCGAGAATGAGTTGATTCTGCTTGACCATCATATTGCGGACGTATGGCCTGATAAACCGTCTGCGCTGTACCCTGAAAAGGCGACGCCGACCGGCAAACAGTTCCTTATCCGCTGGTGCTTTTGATGGGCGGCGTGCCTGCGGCGCTTATCCTGTTGTGCACTAGGGCAGCACGGCAGGACAGAATCATGAATCCGGGTATATACGACGGAAAGCCGTCCTATATCGACCCGGCATTGCTTCCGCCGGAACCTGACGCCGACCCGGAAGGGGGTGAAACAGAAGATGCAGGATATCAACAATAAGCTGCACGACCTGCTGGAAAGTCTGACAAGCTTTTTTGAGCACTATTCTGACCAGAGTGCAGACCAGCTTGCGACGTTGCAGGAGATGCAGAAAATCGGAGACAACGTTGTCTCGCACCTGCTGACTATCGAAAACAAGCAGGATACCATTATCGAGCTGCTGCGAACCATTGCAGCAAAATAAATATGTTCCATGTGGAACACCGACTGACAGAAAGGAGATACTATTATGGCATTCAACAAGAGTAACAACGCATCCTATCAGAAAAAGAACACCGACCAGCCCCGCGTAACTGTCGAGATGCTGCACAACCTGCACGCAGCTGTCCGCAACATTCGGCAGGTTGCCGATAACTGCCTGACGTTTACGTTGCGTCTGTACGGCATCGACCTTTACAGCATGCGGCTGGTTGAGGGGCAGAAGGGAACCTTCATTTCCCCTTCCGCGACCAAGGGCAAGGACGGCAGTTACTACGATAACTACCGCATCTACATGGACGACGCAGCAAGCAAGGCCGTTGAGACCGCTGTGCGCAAGGCTTACGACGAGAACATGACTGAATGCGAGGTATAATACATGAGCAAGCGCAAAAATGATATTGCGCTTGAGCTGTACGAAGAGCCGGGATGGATTAACATTTCGGCTCTTGCTGCTACAGGCGCTTGGTGTATCGTTATAATAGGTAAGCGTCAAGTCGGCAAGACGTTTGGTACCCTCAAGTATATGCTGGATGAAGGAAAGTATTTTCTTTATCTGCGCCGCACTGCTAACGAGTTGCAGGCCATTGCAGCCGACCCCGATTTAAACCCATTTACCCCGCTGCAAAAAGTGGGATATGATATCGGTATTCGGAAAGCGGGCAAAATCACTTATGCCATTGGTACGAAGCGGCAGGTCTCAGAGGATAAATGGGCGCTTGACAAACGAGTTGCCGTCGGTATGGCATTGCCGTCAATTGCAACCGTTCGCGGATTTGACGGCAGCGCGTTTTCAGATGTAGTATACGACGAGTTTATCCCTGAACGCATCGCGGCAAAGCGCAAAGCGGAAGGTGAGGCCGTTTTGAACGCTTATGTTACTATCTGCGGCAACCGCGAGCTTGAGGGAAAGCCCCCGTTGCGGTTGTGGCTGCTTGCAAATGCGTTTGATATCTCAAGTCCTGTTTTGCAGGAGCTTGGGTTGATTGAGATTATCAGCAAAATGACGCGGACGAACCGCGAATATATCATGACAGATACAGGCGTGCTTGTATGTATGCCGCACTCTGACAACGTGACGAGCAAGCGTAAACAAACCGCGCTTATGAAGCATCTCGCGGGCAAGGGAGACTTTTATAAGATGGCAATGGAAAACAAGTTTGTATATAACAATCTTGAGAACGTCCGCCCCCGTGCCCTGAACGGTATGAAGCCCTTGTTTGACTTCTGCGGCCTGTACGTTTATCAGATGGACGCAATACACTATTATGTGTGCAATTCGCCACACCAGCAGCATGAGCATTATAAAGATACACCGCAGGGCTCTTTGTTGCTTGAGACGAATCACCCCGAGTTCCGCGCAATGTGTATGTTAGGGCAGGTCGATTTTGAAACCATTGCTGCCCTGCTCAAGACCCGCACTTATTTGGATATTGACGATAAATAATATCTGTGATATTATAAGTCTGCGGGGGAGCCGCACAACAAGAGCACCCCGGAAGGGTGCGCGGCTGGTTTCTCTTGTTCCATGCCCCCGCGTTTCTAAGTGCCTTAGAATGCAGGCAATAGCGCCGTACAAAAGGCGCGTACCCCTCTAAGGCACTTAGAAACAGAAAGGGGGTGATACTATGGCAGATGTGTATTATCTGAGCATCGACGGCAATGTTAAGCTGTCTGAGCATTTCAGGCTGCGAGAGTTCGCGTGCAAGGATGGACAAGATTTTGTAGCTGTTGAGCCGAAACTTGTCGCGTTGCTTGAGAACATCCGCAGGCACTGCGACGGCGAGGCCGTCCACATCAATAGTGCGTTTCGGACGGCAAGCTATAACCGCACGTTGCCCAACAGTGCAGCGCATTCGCAGCACCTGTATGGACGCGCTGCTGATATCTGGGTAGGGCACTATGACAAGCAACGCCGCCCCGTCCGCACCAAGACCCCCGCACAAGTTGCCGCGATTGCCGAGACGTATCTCGGCACAAGTGGCGGCATTGGCATTTATAGCACGTTTACCCATATCGACGTGCGAAAAGGTTCCGCACGTTGGAATGGTTAATGAAAGGAGTTTGTTTATGAAAATCGATGACATTATCACGCTTGGCAAGATGGGTTTTACTGCCGAGCAGGTGAAGCAGATGATGCAGCTGGAAAGCCCCGCGCAGCCGCAGGTGCAGACCCCGACCGCAGCACCTGCCGCACCGGCGGCGCCTGCCGTCCCTGACCCGATGACGACCCTGACGCAGCAGGTGCAGAATCTGACCGCCCTTGTGCAGGGCAAAATCAACACCCCGCCACAGGCGGGCGTACTGGGCGAGGTGAAACCCGTTACCAGTGTGGAAGATATCATTCTGGGGCTTGTGCAGCCTGCTGCCGCACCGGAAAGCCCCGACTTTACCAAGGGGGTGAGCATCAATGGCTAAAAGCCGCACCAATATGCCGGAGCTGAAAAACATGACCGTTTTCCGGCCTACCGATATTTACACCATCGCTAACGCGCTGGTGAAAGAAGTTACTGGGCAGACCCCGACCATCACCGCCGTTAACACCGCATCGCTGGTTCAGGTGGGGCAGATGTGCCTTGACTACAGCATGGAAGGTACCTTGCAGGCGCTGTCAAACCTGATTGCGCGGACGGTCATTTCCAGCCGCGCGTACTCTGGTAAGTTTACCAGCATCGAGACCGACAATCAGACTTGGGGTTTGTTCGTCCGTGATATCGTTTTCTTTGCGAGCGATTTTGAGGAAACCAAGTTTATCAACACTGCACAGCAGCCGGACTTGCTGGTTGATGGCAACAGTGTCGATATGTACAAAATCCGCAAGCGGTACCCGCTGGAGATGTTTTACGGTGGTCAGAAAACGCTGAACCAGCGCTATACCACGTTCCGCGAACAGCTGCGCACCGCGTTCACCAGCGAAAGCGAATTTTCCGCGTTCATGGCTGCAATGACTACCGAAATTGCAAACGATATCGCCCGCTGGAAGAGCGCCGAGAATCGCGCGCAGGTCATGAACCTTATCGGCAGTCTGTACAATACCGGCAAGGACGAAATGGTTGTCAACCTGACCAGCGAGTTCAACAAGGCGCGGGGGACTACCTACACGAGCGCAGAACTGCGTACCACCCATCTGCAGGAGTTTCTTTCCTTTTTCGTGTCTTGGCTGGAAACCGAGTCAAGCTTGATGGAGAACAGCAGCGAACTGTACCATCTGACGCCCCGGTGCACCGACGACGCGGGTAACGAGCTCAAGTTGCTGCGTCACACCCCCAAGAGCGAGCAGAAACTTCTGCTGTATCAGCCGCTTATCAACGACGCGCGCAGCTGGGTGTATCCTGCCATTTTCGGCCCCGGTTACCTGTCGTTCGGCAACTATGAGGGCGTGGACTTTTGGCAGAACATCCACAACAAGTCTGCCGTGTCGGTCGTCCCTGCTCAGTTCGACGTTGACACTGGCAAGCAGGTGACTGGTAAAGCCGTCAGTCTGGACTTTGTTGTTGGTGTGCTGTACGACCGCAAGACCATGGCGACGACCTACTACCAGGATAGCGTCTATACGACCCCGTTCAACATTTCCGGCGAATACTTCAACACAGAACATCACTGGAAGATGAACTATACGCAGAATCCGACGCAAAACGCTATCCTGTTGTATATGTCAGATACCGACCGTACCTAAGCGGAAACAGCCCAAACTGAATGTAATAAAGGGGCAGGGATAAGTCCCTGCCCCTTTTATAATGTTCCATGTGGAACAGAAAGGAACAACATGGCTGACCATAATGAAGGTATCGAACATGGTTATCATGCGCATCTGGGCATTGTATCCAAGCGTGTGAACAGCACCAAGCGGACGCCGCTTTCCGAGCTGCCCGACCTTTTCCCGTTTTACATGAAGCGCGCCTGCTCTATGGAGCACCCCGTGTTTTATGTGCGTTATAATTCGCTTAACATCGCGCCCAAGTGGAATTATTGTTATATCGAAGAGACAGAGGCATATTATTGGATTGAAGATATCACAGCGTTGAATGCCAACAACTGGCAATTTACCTGCACAATTGACCCGTTGGCGACGTACAGTGACGATATCAAAAAGACGAAAGCTTACATCTTATATGGGTTCAACGAGTTCGACGCGTCGGGCGACAGCTACCGCATCGCAGACAGCCGCCAAAACGTGGCGCAGCGTCCGACCGTCTCGACGGCAACCGCTGCCATTGACGGCGGAGCCATTGACGCGGCAACGGGTTGCTATATCCTTTCCGCCGTTGGCAAGCAGGGCGGCGTAACGACGTATGTCATGAAGCGTTCGGAGTTGCGCAAACTGATAGATAGCATACAGCAGAATATCGAGGACGATATAGACGCGTTCAAGCCTGACCAGCAGACCAAGCGCACAACGGTAACTGCAGCCACGTCTTACCCGAGCTATCAGGGCGGCGGGGGCAGCTATTCGGGGGAGACAGTCGAGACCTACGAATCCGCCGAAACGACCGTGGATAAAGTCGTAAAGTACGCAGCGAAAAACCTGCTGTACGGTGGAGCGGCTACCGAGTGTATCCGCAGTTGCTTGTGGTTGCCCATCAAGCATAATATCATTCCGCAGGGCACGCAGAATATCTATCTGGGAAATTATGACACCGGAGTATCCGGCGGCGTCATGGGCGTGAACAGGATGAAGCAAGAAACAGATATTGCCATTCCGTGGCCTGTATCGGACTGGAAACGGATGAACTGTCAAATCTTGCTGTATGTTCCGTTCGTCGGTACGGTGGGTATCCCTGTTGATAAGTGCAACAACGCATCAAGCGTTCATGTTACTTGGTGTGTGTCATTTCTGGACGGCGATGTTTCTGTCCGTGTCGATGCAGGAGATTATACTTGCAACCTTTCGTCCGTCAACATTTCCAGTCCCTACGCTATCGGCACAAGCAATGTTGCAATCAACACCCCCGCTACGGCAGCAATCGCTGCTATTGGTGCCTCTCTGTCTGTGGGTGGCGGACTGCTGAGCAGCAGCGCAAGCACGTCTGTCCTTGACATGGATATGCCGATGGGATACGGTTCACAGGCATTGCAGCCGGGGCAATCCGGCAAGGGGCTTGGAAGCTTTTTGTCAAGCGCGGGAAGCAGTATTATGCAGCTTATTCCGCCGGTGACGCAGTGTGTCGGCAGCATGGGCGGCAATGCTGGCGCGTTGCAATCCATGGACGCCAAGCTGTGCCTGCTGTACTATCCGCCGACCGACGATGCCGCGTTTCAGGGGATGTATGGGCACCCCGTCCTTAAAATTGCGACCCCGGCGGGCGGGTATTGCCAAACGCGCGGGTTCTCTTGCCAAGCGGAGAGAGCGACGAGCGCCGAGCTTGCCTATATCAACGGCGCAATGGACGGCGGCGTGTTTATCGAATGACGTATTGACACACGCCAAAAATGTGATACTATGAAGTAGAGGTGATACCAAATGTATCAATGCTATCAGGGGCACTATGACAGCTGCGCGTGCGGCACGTTCCGTCCCCCCTCTTTTTCCAGCGACGTGTTGGGATATTGGGAGCGCAGCTTTTTCCAGCGAATGCGCAGTCTTTACAAGTTTTCGGGACTGCCCGAAGCCGGACAGGGGCAAGTTGGCTGGGACTATGACGCGCTGTTGTATCAGCTGCTGCGCATGGGATATGCTGTTGTATTCAATACAAGGACTTACGGTCTGGTTGTCCAGCCGGGCGCGCCGACCGGGTTCGGGTTGCAGTTCCAGCCGCGCGGCATGGTTGTTAACACCCCGTTTTTCCAGTTTGACAGGCCGCTGGAAATCGGCAGGGAATGCGAGGTAATCAAGCTTACGCCTGACTATCGCGGCGTGTGGGACGTTATACAGAAATACGCGGTTGAAATGCAGCAGGCTGAAACTGCTATCCGGCAAGCAGTTATTAACAGCCGTTTTGCTTACGCGGCAGTTGCAAAGGACGATAAGGGAAAACGTACCATTGAAGCAATCATGCAGCAGCTGGAAAACGGCAAACCTGCCGTGACAGTCAACGCCGACCTTGCAAAACCTATGGGCGCAAAGGATGCTGAGTATCAGTTACCCATTTTCCAATTCGACCGCGAGCTAGCAAAGAATTTCATTTTGCCCGAATTGTACGACGTGCGCCGAACCATCCTCACGGATTTTTACCGAGAACTGGGCATCCGCGTGCAGCCGGACAAAAAGGAGCGGCTTGTTGTCAACGAGAGTGTTTCGCAGGACGCCGAGACGTTCAACCGCCGCGAGGTCTGGAAAATCTCTCTTGACCAGTCCTTGGAACGTGTAAACGCGATGTATGGTACCAATATCAGAGCCGAAATCAACGAACCGCCTGAACTGAATGCGGAAGGGGGGAACAAGAATGCCGATGTACAACAGCAGTCTGAGTAACCAGATGGGCTTGACGGCGAACACAGAAGCATTGCTTGCGTTCGCTCCTGACCTGTTCGCCGGGTTTATGGTTCCTCTGGGCATGGATAGGCAGCTTGCTATAAACGTCATTCGCCGGAAACATGGTTTTGCACCCCTGTACCGACCAGACCCCCGCTGGATGATGAACGCTATCCGGGACTGGACACGCGAGAATATGCCCATCTGGGAGAAACTGTATAAAACGACAGTCTTAGAGTATAATCCCATTTGGAATACCGACGTTACCGAACGCACCAACGATGTAAGAACTGTTGACCGTGACACGACTAACGACAGCACTGCCATTGACCGAGCCAAGAGCAAGGGCACGTTGGGAAGCCTGACCACCGGCGACCGGCACGAGGTTACCGAGGGCACCGGACACGAGGAAACCCACGGCACCAGCACGGATACCGGGCACGCCACGACCCACGGCACCAGCGCGGGAACCAGCCACGAGGAAACCCACGCCACCGGAGAGGGAACCAGCCACGATGAAACCCACGGTATCAGCGACGGCAAGACCCACGAGGAAACCGCCGGTAAATCCGTGACAGATACCACGAGCATCACGAACACTGTCACGGACACAACCGTTGATGGAACCGACAGCGAAACCACCGACAGCACCAAAAAGTTAGACCAGACTGTGACCCGTGACATATCGCCGGAAAACGCGCCCAACTATCAGCCGGACGACCAATCCCACACGGTGGCAGAAGAGACCTTAAAGACGACCACCGAGGGCAAGCACCATGAGACGACCGGTGTAATTGGTAACACCACCAGCACCGGAAACAGTACCACCAATACAAGCGGCACGAGTGACGGCACGACCCACGGTGAAACATGGGGCACCGCAGACGGAAATACCACCAGCAAATCCGACAGCACAACGGACGGCACGACCACCGGCGAAACATGGGGCACCGAGGACACACACCAGACCGGCGAAACCTACGGGACGACCGACAGCCGAACGACTGGCAAAGCCGACGAGGTGACCAAGGGCACCCGGCAGGACGAGACCCACGAAAAGAGCATCCGGCACGCCGACCAGAAAGAACGCGGCACCGAGGACGTTACCGAAACTTACGACCATGGATGGATACGACAAGGCAATATCGGCGTAACCACCACTCAACAGATGATTGACGCCGAGCGCGTTACTGTTGTGTATTCTGTTTATGAACAGATTGCAAACAGCTATCACGCGACCTTCTGTCTTGATGTGTACTGACGGGGGTGACGTCGTGGAAAGCATTGTTTCAGCCGTCATTGCTGGGGCTGTTACCCTGATAGGAGTGCTTATCGCCAACAGCCGCAACCAAGCCGTGACCGACACCAAGCTTGAGGAACTGACCCGAGAAGTGCGAGAGCACAACAATTTTGCACGACGGGTTCCAGTACTCGAAGAACAAATCAAAGTAGCAGACCACCGTATCGGTGATTTGGAATATATTATCAGAGAAGGGAGCTCACACCATGAATAAGTACAAAATTTCCGCCGCGACCGTTGCAAGAACCGCCTGCCTGCTGCTGGCGCTGACTAATCAGGTGCTTTCTGCCTGTGGCAAGCCTGTGCTGCCCATCGAAAGCGAGACTGTGGAACAGCTGGTATCTGCGGGCATTACCACCCTTGCGGCGCTTGTGGCGTGGTGGAAAAACAACAGTTTCACCACCAACGCCATCAAGGCCGACCAATACATGAAAGACCTTAACAAGGGGGTGTAATCAATGGCAGATTGCTGCACCAGCGATATCAACACCAGTTTCATTGACCCGAACGCGGCACCATACGCAGCCCCCGGCAACCTGTACCAGTACGATTTGTACTGGATTGTTGACCAGCTGCGCAAGATGCTTTGCAACGAAGAGGTGTTGCGCAAGCATGACCTTGAGCAGGATAAGCACCTTGACGGTCTGGACGAGTGCACCGCAAATCTCAAGACTGCCTTTGACGCACTGTCTGAAAAGCTGGCAAAGGGCGACTTTGCAAAGGGCGACTTTGAAAAGTGGGCAATCGAGAATATGCCGGGTATCATTCAGACCATGTGCAAGTTCGTCTTTTTCGGCCTGACGGATGACGGTCACTTTGTGGCCTATGTTCCGCAGTCGTGGGAGTTCCTGCACTTTGATACCATTCTGACCCCCGGAGACCCGAAATATGGGCATCTTATCATGTACTACTAAGAGAGGAGATATAAATATGCCTTGCAATAACTGTAATGATTTTCCCATTTCCTGCGCACCTAAAGCACCGGGCGGCGACTGCTGCCCCAAGCCGCAGCCGCCCAAGCCCTGCCCCCCGCCTGTAATTCGTCCGGGCACTTCTCAGTATATCGGGGCACGGTACGTTCCTATGTTCGCCGACCCCGTGAATTGGGATAACGAGCGGGCATACGAGCCGCTGACAATCGTCGTATACAACGGCGACTGTTACACCAGCAAGTGCTTTGTTCCTGTCGGTGCTGACATCACCAACGGCCTGTACTGGGTCAAGTCTCAGGACTACAACTATCAGTTCGACCAGCTCAATCAGGTCGTCGCCGACCTGTCCAAGCAGGTAACGGCGTTTGCCGGCGACAACAAGAAGTTTACCGAGCTCATCAACAACTTCTCAACCGAGTTCGCCACGATGCAGACCGAGTTCAACAAGTGGTCTGTGCAGTTCCCTGCCATGAATGAGCGTCTTGACGCCGCAGAGGCCGATATCGACGATTTACAGGCCGCTGACGCCGAGACGGCTAAGACCATTGACGGCCTGAAAAAGACCGACAGCGAGCTTGCTGGACGCCTTGACGGTCATGATACCGATATCGAGGGGCTGCGGGCAAAGGACGTGGAGCAGGACGGCAGACTGAACGCCATCGAGGCCAAGAACGTGCATTATGATTCTGATATCGCTGCACTCAAGGCCAAGGACGCCGACCAGCAGACGCAGCTGGATACCATCAAGGCCAAGGACACCGAGCAGGATACCCGCCTTGACGGCATCGATACCAAGCTCAAGAACCATGACGCCACTCTGGCGCAGAACACGGCTGACATCGCCAAGAACACCAAGAACATTCAGGACAACGCCGCGAACATCGCCGAAAACGCGCGGGAACTGGCTGACCATGCCGAACAGCTGAAAGACCATAATGCGCGGCTTACCGCTCAGCAGAAGGAAATCACGGACAATAGCACCGCTATCGAGCGCAACACCAGCGATATTGCCGGTCTGCGCTCTGACCTGACCGAAGCAGAAGCAAACATCGCTCAGAATGCAGACGCAATTTCCCACATTCAGGCAAAGGACGTTCAGCAGGACGCGCGTTTGGATGCACTGGAACAGCGTGCCACGACCGCCGAGGGGCGTCTGGATGGACTGGATACCAAGACCGACAACACCAATACCGCCCTTTCCGCCGAGGTTGACCGCGCCAAGGCCGCAGAGCTGGCGAACGGCAAGCTGATTGCAAAGAACGCCAAGGAGCTTGCCGACCACGCCACCGAGCTGGCCGACCACGAAACCCGCATCACCGCGTTGGAAGGTGACAACACCACCAACAAGCAGGAAATCGCGGATATCAAGGCCAAGAACACGCAGCAAGATACCGCCATTTCCGGCAATACGGATGCAATCGCACACATCAACGATTCTCTGACCGGGTACGTTAAAACTGAGACCTATACGGCAGGACAGGCCGCACAGGATACCAAAATCAACGCAGCGCAGGCCGCAGCCGATAAGGCGAACGCCAATATCGGCAACTGGGAAGCCGACCACCCCGGACAGACTATCAGCGAGTGCGCGGCATCTCAGGAAAACGAGCTGACCGAGCACGCGGGAAGCATCGCAAAACTGGAAACCGACAAGGCCGATAAGACCGATATCCCGGACGTGTCCGGGTTTGTCACTCAGACGACCTATGACGCGGGGCAGGCGGTACAGGATGAGCGGCTGGATGCACTGGAAAACTCTACGCCGCATTATGCAACCTACGCAGACTTCTTTGCGGGCGCGCCGCTGATGCCCTTTAACTGTTATATGACCAACACACTGTCAACCGACCACCGGACGTGTAACATCGTCTTGAAGTCTGGCGCGGAACTGCGCACCAAACTGCCCGCCGGTGTTACCATTGCCGAAACCGCAAGTACTGTCGAAATCATTCTGAAAGTCCTCTATTACGCAGCAGAAGCAGACGGCACTTTCAGGGCTGGATATTCGAGCGGCACAGCAACTGGCACAGTAAAGCGCACAAACGCCAACAGGGAGTTAAGTCTTACCCTGACAAACGACGTCACCATGTTTGATATTACGACAGAAACCGCATTTAATCAGCCCGTGACCATTATCGGATTCCGTGGCTAATCATAAAGGGCTTGCCGCAAGGCAAGCCCTTTTTCTTGTATACATAATCGACGTGAATCCCTCAGCATTTTTATCTACTTCATTGTAGTGAAATGTCAAGGGGAATTTGTGAAAGTTTTGTGAAATTTTACACTTGGGTT